ATCCTCAACCTTTTTATACAGCAAGTGGTTTGATAGCTGGCGGTGGTGGAGCTGGCGGAAGAGCATACCCATGTTCACCTAACTCACCAACACCAACAGGTGGTGGAGGAATCGGTCAAGGTATGTCATCGGGATCGCCAAGACCTGGTGGTGGAACGAATGGAACAGCAAACACTGGAGGTGGAGCTGGTGCTGTAACTTCTACAGACATTCCTTTTCCATTAGCAGGATCCGCAGGTGGTTCTGGACAAGTTTTAGTAAAAGAATTAACAAAAGCAAGTGGTGTGTGGTCAATGCAATCTCAGTTTGCAGCTAGAAAATTAAATGCATGGCCTTCAAACCCAGTCGTAAGTCCATTTAATATTAATATGTTAGTAATAGCAGGTGGTGGAGCTGGACCATACAGTCAATCTGGAGGTGGAGGAGCAGGTGGTTATAGATTTTGTACAAGTTATTCGATTACACCAGGAAATACTTTTAAAGTTACTGTTGGTGGTGGAGGAACAACAGTCGCTTTCCCTGGTTGTGCCACTCCTGATGCTAACACAACACCAGGATTTGCTAGTTCATTTAACACATGCGCTGTAGGCTGTGGAGCAAAATTTGAGTCAGCTGGAGGTGGTGCTGGTAGAGGTCCCGCTGCACAAGGTAAAGCTGGAGGTTCTGGAGGTGGTACAGGGGAGAACCCTCCTTCACCTGCAGGTGGGGCTGGTAACACTCCACCAGTAAGTCCTCCTCAAGGAAATCCAGGCGGTAGTGCTAGTGGTGCTAGTGGTGGTGGCGGTGGAGGAGCTGGAGGAGCTGGATCAGCTCCGCCTAATGGATCTGTTGGAGGATCTGGAGGACCTGGATCAAGTGGCTGGCCTGGAGATTGTACAACAAGAGCTGGTGGTGGCGGAGGAGCTGGAGCAGGCCCTTCTGGAGCTGGTGGTCCTGCTGGACCTGGAGGTGGTGGAGCAGGATTTAGATATCAAAACCCAGGAAGTAGTAACCCTGCATCAAATCAAGATGGAGACGTAAACACTGGAGGTGGTGGTGGCGCTGGTCAAAACATCACAATGCCTGGAGCAACTCCAGGACCATTAAGAGGTGGTAATGGTGGATCGGGAGTTGTAATTTTAACGTATCCAGCAGCTACTACAGGTGCACCTTTAATCACAGGGGGAACTAAAACTAGTTCGCCATCTTTAATTACACACACATTTAACTCAACAGACGATTTTGTAGTTCCTTTCTAGTTTACTTATGACAGGATGTGGTGTATAAAAAGATAGAAATATGAATTTATCAAATTATTGTTGGTGGTTTAAAAGTGCTGTTCCAGAACGAATATGTGATGAGATCGTTAAGTATGGAAAATCTATATCTGATCAAATGGCTGTAACTGGTGGGTATGGCAATAAAAAATTAAATCAAAAACAAGTTAAAGATTTAAAGAAAAAAAGAAATTCAAATATTGTTTGGATGAATGACAGGTGGATTTATAAAGAAATACAACCCTATGTTCATCAAGCTAATACTAATGCTGGTTGGAATTTTAATTGGGATCACTCAGAAAATTGTCAATTTACAAAATATGAAAAAGGACAGTTTTACGATTGGCATTGTGATAGTTGGGATAAACCTTATTTTAATCAAAACAATCCACAAGATCCAACAAATGGTAAAATAAGAAAACTATCTGTAACATTATCTTTGTCTGACCCTAAAGATTACAAAGGTGGAGAGTTAGAGTTTGATTTTAGAAATATGGATCCTGACAAAAAAAGAAATCTATACAAGTGTAAAGAAATATTACCTAAAGGATCTTTAGTCGTTTTCCCATCTTTTGTGTGGCATAGAGTATGTCCTGTTAAAAAAGGTTCAAGATATAGTTTAGTAATTTGGAACTTAGGGTATCCTTTTCAATGAAAGATAAAAAACAAAAAGATCAGTTGTATAGAGAGGATTATTTTTCTTGCCCAATATATTTTATGGATAAACCAGAGTGGGTAAAAAAATTAAATAAAGCTTCAGACCCTTATATTAAAAAAGCAGCTAAAAATAATAAAAAACAAATAGATGAGAGAACTAAAAAATATGGTAATAAGGGAGATCATGGAATGGTACACCATTCTACAAGTCTTATTAATGATCCAAAGTTTGCTGACCTACAAGAGTGGATAATAGCTACAGCAAATAATTTATTAA